ATGATTCAGTGTAAACGGGTGTATGACCCGCAGGAAAGCAGCGACGGCTATCGGGTGCTGGTCGACCGTCTCTGGCCGCGGGGGATTAAAAAAGAGGCGCTGGCCTGTGATGAGTGGTGTAAGGAGTTAACGCCTTCCGCTGAGCTGCGCAAAGCCTTTCACGGCGAGGCGATCGATTTCGCCCACTTCAGCCAGCGCTATCGTCAGGAGCTCGACGCCCATCGCGAAACGGGCCTGCGGCTGGCGGCGCTGGCGCAACGCCAGCCGCTGACGCTGCTGTACGCTGCGAAGAACACCGAGCAGAATCATGCCCGGGTGTTGGCCGCCTGGTTGGCGGCCCTGCCGGTTACGATTTAGCCGGATGATCCCGGCGCCACAGCGCCCACTCGTCGAGGGTTTCGCCGCTGGGTAGTTTGCACTGGGTGCTGACGCCCTGCGGCGTTTGCACCGGCACCCGGGTGCCGCCGGATTGCTGACAGTATACCGCCGCGGGGTTGGGCATGCCGATGGTTTTCGTCGGCGCAGTGGGCTGCGGCTGGGCACAGCCGGCTAATACCAGTGGCAGAATAGCCAGTAGCTTTTTCATTGTTCCTCCCTTTCCTGAATGCCCGGGGATTTTAGCCTGAATCTCCACGTTTTCTCCATCTTGCCTGCACTTTTCCCCCGTAGAGTAGCCCCTGTTCTCGAACTGACCAGAGAACAGATCATTCCATAATCAATGAGTTTTTCCCCGTCGCCCCCGACGGGGCTTTTTTTTGGGATTTAATAAATTGAAATAAAAGGATTTATTTCAAAAGTGTCCACATATCGACCACATTGACAAGAATAGCCCCCTTTCCAGGGGGCTATTTTTATACTGCAAGACTAAGTTGACTGTTCCCGTAATGAGAAGCCGGGAAAGCATCGCCGGGGATAAATCCTGGCGGCAAAGGATCTGCGCTGGTTGAGCGCTTCGTTACTCTGCGCTCTACGGTGTTAAGTGTCGTGAATGACTCGCTGCATTCAAGATTCTGGCATTGATGATATTGCCGGATGGTGAACTCGCTTAACCGGCGGCTGGTGCGGGTGCGGGCGTTTGCGCCGCAGTAGGGACAAACAAACATGATGATCTCCCATAGGGAGTTGAACTCACGGCTATTATGGCCGCTACTGTTCAGTTTCTGCAATCCAGTCGCTTATTTTCGCTTCAAGCTCCATTTTCGTGGTAAATCCGTTATCACCGATTACATGTTCCGCTCTGGCAATGATCCAATCCTGAGTATCGATTTCAGGCTTAAAGCCCGACACGGTCAGATGCATACCCGGGTATAAATCGGCGCGGCCGCGCGCCAGGGTTATCGAAAACTGTGCTGCGCCTTTCTGGAGTTGTATCCATTTTGCCGCAGCTGCGCGCCTGGCCGCCGTTTCGTTCTGATAGGTTTTACGCAAAACATACACGTTACCTTCAGCGCCTTCCATGTAATCCCCCTCCGGCCGGCTGCTTTTCTCCTCAGCCTTTTTTCTGGCAGTATTTGTTTTGCGCTTAGTGACCTTGACCGGTTTTTTCTTGCCGAAATTAAGATCCAGCCAGTACGCCCGCACACCAGTGTAAGCATCACGATCGGCAATGCGGAACCTGTGACGATCTCCGCTGGCACGGGTTATCTCAGCCGATGGCAGCGCCCTACCGGATGCGCTGACGCCGCCCCCAGGCAGGATAAACAGCAGACAGCCATTTTTCACGGTGGCAATGGCCCCCAACATCTCCGCCATGCGCGTTAAAAACGACATGTCGCTCTCTTCGGTCTGATCCGCATGGTCGATCTCAATGTCGATCAGGGCCTCGCTAATCATCGGCTTCAGGTCATAACGCCGGGCTATGGCCGATACCACCCGCTCTACCGTCAAATCATGCCAGGACACCTCCCGCCTGACGTTCATCTCTTCGCGAAAATCAGCGCTGTGCGCGGTGATGTCGATTACATCCGGCGGCCCGCTATGCCCCACCTCGTCAACGGTGTAGAGACCTTTGTAGATCAACGCCTCACCCAGCCAGCCGATGGACACCGCCAGCTCCGCACCGCGTGGGGGTAAATCCGTTACTCCGTCAGAGTCATCTACTGACAGAGTTAGCTGATCAGCATCAAAACCGTTGTTATCTGTAACAGATAGCGAGGTGATGCGGTCGGCCAGTTCGGTCAGGGCAACCCCACCCAGCGTGATACTAAAATCAGGTGTCTTTACGACCTCACTTAATTTTTCTACATACGCTTCGGCTGCTGTTGTCAGCGTGTCTGCTATCGACATAACTCCCCCGTTTTTTGCTGATGATTCCATGCCCGCGCGCGGGGCTGAATCCCTTTTTGTTGTCAGCGAACGGGAAGACCGGCAACCAGGCGACGCCAGCAGACTTAACGTTGAATATTGCCCTGAACTCAAAGAGCAACATGATGGTGAACTTATGTCTGAAACTCGTTTTCACGGCGTCCGCTCTCGCGAAAATACCGACCTACAGCAGGCAATCAATGACATTGATTCCAGCGTGATTGGTATTGTTGCGGTTGCTGATGACGCCGATCCGGAAACCTTCCCGCTCAATACGCCGGTTCTGCTGACACGGGTACGTAACGTCCTCGGCAAGGCAGGTAAAACCGGGTCACTTTACAAAGCCCTCAAAGCCATTTCCGATCAGTGCAGCCCGCGCGTTGTAATTGTCCGTGTGAAAGAGGCTTCCGGTAACGGCGCCAGCCAGTCCCAGACCGTTATTGGCGGAACAGATGGCGACAGCTATACGGGAATGTATGCCCTGCTGACGGCGGAAGCCAAAACCGGCTATCGTCCGCGCATCCTGGCGGTACCGGACTACGACACCGAGGAGGTAACGTCACAGCTTTGCGTGATTGCCCAGAATCTTCGGGCTTTTGTTTATGCCGGTTGTAACGGCTGCGCGACCATGGCGGAGGCTATTGCTTATCGCAAAACCTTCGCTTACCGCGAGCTGATGCTGATCTGGCCGGACTTTATCGCTTACAACCCCCTGACGGATGATAACGAAACGTTTCCCGCCCCGGCTTACGCCTGCGGCCTGCGCGCCGCTATTGATAACAGCCAGGGCTGGCACAAATCGCTGTCGAATGTTGTGGTGAATAACGTTCTGGGTATTTCGAAGGATGTGTTCTGGGCATTGCAGGCAGAAGACAGCGACGCTAACGAGCTGAACAACAACGAAATCACGACGCTTATCAAGCGTGACGGTTTCCGCTTCTGGGGTAACCGCACCACGGACACCGAAACCTACACTTTTGAGGTATTTACCCGTACCGCGCAGATCCTGGCGGACAGTATTGCGGAGGCGCAATTTACCTCTGTTGACAGCCCGCTCACTCCGGCCAACGTGAAAGATGTGGTAAGCGGCATCCGCTCTGCTCTCAGCAAAAAAGTCACTGCCGGCCAGCTTATCGGCGCTGACTGCTGGTATGACACGCTGGACAACGGCACCACTGATTTGCGCCAGGGAAAACTGATTGTGCGCTATAGCTACAGCCCGGTCCCACCGCTTGAAGATCTGACGCTATACCAGACCTTTACTGATGATTTTTACGAACCGGCGTTCGCGTCGTTCGGGGGTGAATAATGGCTATTCCTCACAAACTGCGGCTTTTTAGCTGCTTTGTTAACGGCGAAAACTATCTGGGAAAAGTGACCTCTTTCACTCGCCCCAAACTGTCACGAAAGGTAGAGGACTATCAGGGCGGTGGCATGCTGGGTGCGGTCGGTGTTGATCTCGGCCTTGAGGCTGGCGCGCTGGATTCCACCATTGTTTTTGGCGGCGTCATTAAGTCTCTGTTTCTCGAATACGGAGCAGAAATTGACGGCACGCGGCTGCGCTTTGCGGGTGAATATTTCACTGATGGCGAAAGCCAGCTTGTCGAGGTGGAGCTGCGCGGGCGATTTACTGAACTCGACGGTGGAGACTCAAAACAGGGAGAAGACACGGAGGAAAGCTACACCTTTAAATCCACCTACTACAAATTCTCCATTGATGATCAGCCCATTATCGAAATCGATCTGCTGAATTTCATCTACAAAAAGAACGGTCAGAACATGTTCCCGGACCGCATCACCTCCGCCCTTGGTATGGGCAATTGATAACCTTTCATAGGGTGGCAAAGATGCCGCCCGGAGATTTTAAACATGGCTAAAAAAACTAAAAACCTGTTCACACTGATGCAGCCGGTAGTTCGTAAAGACAGTGAGATCGGTCAGGTGGAAATCACCGGCGCCATCAGTCAGGCCGGATCGTTGCGCGGCCTGAATCTTATCCGCGTTGCCAATATGGATGCAGACTCAATTGCCACGCTGTTGACGCGAGTCACCGCGCCTGCGCTGACACAAAAAGAAATCAACGAGATGCACACTCTGGACTTTATCGGGCTGGCAGAGCTTCTGGTCCCTTTCTTGAATCCGCCGGAGCCTGGAGCGTCGAACGTGGCGGAGACGGAGAGCGAGTAATCACCGTTGCGTTTGACCAGATAGACGATCTGGTTGCTGATATTGCCGTTATTTTTAACTGGCCGCCCTCTGAAGTTTTCGGCATGGATCTTGGCGAGGTGATAGCCTGGCGCAAGCGGGCGGCGCTTCGAAGTGGTGCCAGTGATGAAGAGTCTTGATATCCGCGTTGCTTTCAGCGCTATCGACAGATTTACCCGCCCCGTTAGTGCTGCCCGCCAGAGTGCGGGCGGCCTTTCCGACTCCCTCAGAAAAACACAATCCACCCTGAAAGGGCTCGATAAGAGCAGTGCCACTTTTCAGCGAATGACCGCGGCCGTCGGCAAAACCGACCGTTCCATCTCACGTGCCCGTGCCCGCTTTGATGGCTTGTCAGAAGTGCAACGTAAAAACGGGACGCTGACGGAAAAACAGCAAATACTGATGTCGCGACTGGGTGAGCGGCTTGATCGGTTGACCGCTAAACGCGTGACGGAAGTGGCCCGCCTTCGTGAGAGTGCATCAGCCCTGCGCCAGCATGGCGTCATGCTTTCCGGTAGTAGTGCCACCATCGGTAACGCGATACGCCGCACAGAACAATACAACCAATCCCTGGAACGGGAAAAACGGCAACTTGCGGCGGTTACTCAAGCTCATAAACGTTACGAGGGTGCGCAGCAGATGGCCGGGAAGTTGCGCTCTGGCGGTGCCATAGCATTAGGTACAGCAACCGCTGCCGGGTATGGCGCCGGACGCTTCATGTCGCCTGCGGTTGGTTTTGATGAGGAAATGTCAAACGTCCAGGCGTTGACGCGGCTCGATAAAAGCGATTCGCAGCTGGCCGCCCTGCGTACTCAGGCAAAAAAACTCGGTGCTGAAACCGCCTTTACCACACGTGACGCCGCCAGCGGCCAGGCCTTTCTGGCAATGGCGGGCTTTACCCCAGATGCTATCCGTGCCGCACTGCCCGGCGTGCTCAATATGGCGCTGGCAGGCAGTATGGAACTGGGTGAAACGGCAGACATCGGCTCAAATATTCTTTCACAGTTCGCCCTCGACGCCGGAGAAATGGACCGAGTCAGCGATGTGCTGACAGGTACATTTACCCGTACCAACACCACGCTAAGCAGCCTAGGCGAGACAATGAAAGTTGTCGGACCGGTAGCGGCAGGACTTGGGATTAGCCTGGAAGAAGCCGCAGCGATGACAGGCACGCTGGCGCGCGTGGGTATTCGCGGTAGCGAGGCCGGTACGGCAATGCGTCGCTCCCTCTCCCGCCTGGCCTCCCCTACTACGGCAGCCAAAAAGGCACTCAAAGAGCTGGGAGTGGAAACTGCCGACGCGAGCGGAAAAATGCGACGTCCGTTCGATATTCTTCTCGATCTACAAAAACGCGTTTCCCGCTTTGGCGAGGTGGATCAGGTTTCATTTTTCAAAGATATCGCCGGAGAAGAGGGTTTTACGAGCCTCCAGTCTTTGGTCAACGGCGCAGGTGATGGCTACCTCCAGTCACTCTATGAACAAATTGCTGAAGCGCATAAAAATCAGGAGGCCTTCGCCGTCGCTAACAAGAAGAAAGACAACCTTGGCGGCGATTTGAAGGAGCTGGACAGCGCGTGGGAGGCGTTCCGCATTTCTGTAGCTGAGACAGTGGACGGCCCATTGCGCAGACTGACACAGGGGCTTAGCCGGGTTATTGGCACTGTTCAAAGCTGGGTAGAAGAAAACCCCAGACTTTCACAAACGTTGTTACTCGCCGGCGGGACTGTACTGGCACTGACCGCAGTAATTGGCGGTATGTCATTAGCTGCTGGTCTGCTGATAGGTCCGCTGGCGAAGCTCAGACTGGGGTTTGCGCTTCTGTCCGGCGGGAGCGGAATCGGAGGTACGGTATCAGCGTTCCGCATGTTGAGTGCTGCGGGCGGTAGCTCACTGGTAAAAATTAGCGGATGGCGTGCTTTACTCAGCGGCCTGGCAGGACGCATCGGCGTATTAACCAGAATGATGGTACCCCTGCGCGGTGCGTTACTTGGCGCCTTTACCTCTCCGGGGACTGCTATCAGCGCCCTGTCAAAAAGCATTGGCGGGCTGGCATTGCGGCTAACCGGGATCCCTGCTCTCTTCGGCATTGTAAAAGGCGGTATTGCGGCACTGGGCGGCGGATTATCAATGCTCTTGAGCCCAATCGGTTTAGTGGGTGCTGCGTTTGTAGCTGCGGGAGTACTGATCTGGAAATACTGGGGACCAATTAAGGCCTTCTTTAGCGTTTTTTTTACAGGCGTCATCCAGGGGTTAGCGCCAGTTTATAACGCATTTTCCCGGCTGGCGCCCGTTTTCGGGGTCATTGGGGATGGCGTCAAAAACGTCTGGAACTGGTTTAAAAAAGTATTAACGCCCGTTGAGGAGAGTCGCGAGGCGCTAAACAAATGCGCCAGCGCCGGGCAGACTTTTGGCGAAGTCCTGGGGACCGCACTTAGCGTTCTGCTTTGGCCGCTTCAGAAGTTAATGGAAGGCGTCGGCTGGTTACTGGAGAAGCTCGATCTCATCCCCGATGGCATTGAAAGAGCCAGGCTGGAAGCGGCCAGACTCAGGGCTATTCCGGTTATGTGGGAATGGGATGAAAAATCCGGGCGCATGGTTAAAAGGGAGTGGCAATGGTCATCTGAAAAGCCTGCAAGCAAAGGCAGCGCCCCGCCGCCCAATGTGCTCGGGGGCAACTCTGGAACAGAGCGGCGGCTGGGCCAAATCGCGGATAACACCAAAGGCCTTTTAGATGAGGAAAAGCGCAAACGTATCAGGCCGGGTGACATTGTATTTAAAAATCTCCCTCCAGCCCTTGCAGTACGTGGTGAATGGCAGGAGTCGAAGCTCGTCCGCCAGTCTGTCAGCGCTCGCCCGGTTATTGCCGCTGGCGAACCATTGATAAAACAGACGCAGGCATGGCAACCGGTACGCCGAAATCAAAGCACCCACACGGCGGCTGCGGCTCAAGGTAATAGTTTTTCCGGTGATATTCACATCCATCTGCACGGCATTCAGAACAGCAATCCTCGCGAGCTGGCGCGATTAGTTGGCGAAGCGGTCCGCGCAGAAATTGACAAACAGCAACGCGCTGCCCGGGGTTCGTTCCGTGATAACGATTAATTTGGAGTAATAACTATGATGATGGTATTCGGGCTCTTTGTATTTGAACTCAGGACACTGCCCTATCAGCAATTGCAGCTGTCCCGTAACTGGCGGCACGTTAAAAATGATCGTGTGGGTCGTAGCGCAAAATGGCAATACGTTGGCGCAGGCGAGAACCAGCTGACGCTGGGTGGATTGCTGTATCCTGAAATCACTGGCGGTAACCTGTCGCTGGGTGCTGTCTCGACAATGGCATACACCGGGCTGGCCTGGCCGTTGATTGATGGTGTCGGCTCTATTTACGGGATGTATGTCATCACGGGTTTGCAGGAAACGCATCAGGAGTTCGATCGCTATGGTAAGGCGAAAAAAATTGAGTTCACGCTTTCGCTGCAAAGGGTTGATGAAGATATCAGGGAACATCTGCAAAGTGCTTCTATAAGCTCTCTTATTGAAATGCTTAAAGAACGTGCTGATACTGCATTAAGCACAGTCTATTAATTATTCAAAGATGTAAAGTTTGCTAGATGGTTCTATCTTGCAAGTATCCCCTCCGAAAAAAGACAAACGATTTAAATTTATTCAAACCTTAAGTGTTCATTTAGATTAAAGAGAAATATCTTAAAAATCAATTTAAACTGTGTCATCAAAAACCAATGGAATTAATTTTCTTAGCCTCTCAGATCAATCAAGAGCCCCTAAAATTTATAGCTAGCAATGCTTGTTAGAATATGAAATAATTGTAGTGCCACATGTGTTTTGTTAGATATTTTTATAATATTTAATTTACTTAATACTGATTAATCTTTATTCATGATAAGGGGATGCATTTTGAAAAGAAAATTTGTTACTGAATATAGTATAGGCTACTTGAATAGCTATACCGGTATGATAACAGCACATCAACTGATGAATGCGGATAAAATGACACCGAAACAGAACGCTGAATTAGCCGAGTGTCATATTTACGCCATCACCGCGATACCTAGTTCATATTTCAAGCAGCACTCTTTAAAACATGATGCTAATGGATTATCTGGATGCTTATGTTACAAAATAGAGGGTGTGGAAAAAGAAATAGAATTTCAAAATTTCCCTTGGGTTTTAGATGATAATGCAGTATCTATAGATTGTAAGTATCCATTCAAAGAAGTAATAAGTTACGATGCAAACGGTAAAGAGTGTGCATACATACCAGCAAATTATCTTTCATCTGTTTTTCTAAACAGGCAAGGCAGAACAGAGTTGAACGATTACGAAGTATTATATATTGGGCAAGCCATTGGTAATACAGGAAATCGCACGGCAATTGACAGGCTTAGCAGTCACGCAACATTACAAAAAATTCTAGCTAAAACAGCGTATGATTATCCAGATAAAGAAATAGTAATATTTATGTATGAATTCAAACATGAAAATATGTTTTCATCAATGGATGGTCGAGCGGTGCAAGCAGATAATTCAAGTAGAAATGAAGAAAGGCTTTTCAACGCGATTGAAAATCCGCCTAATAAAAAACAGAAGATCGGTCTAATTGAAGCTGGGTTAATAAGATATTTTCAACCTCCTTACAATAAAATTTTTACAATAAAATTCCCATCCACCAAGCACAAGACTTTAATCTCTTGTTATGAGCTTGACATATCAGGTTTTGTCGTAGAAATAAACTGTGAAAATCTTAATTACTATCTTCATTCCGATTCCGTAAAATCAAGCCACCATCACATTGCTAAGATTGATCTTTTTAATTCAATAGATAGATCTTCTTTCTTTTCACCTACCGAATTCAAAGTTGCCCCTGATGTTATTGTCTAATATTGCAATGCTTTAATCTCCCTCCCAGCCTGTAATTAACCAAGCAATTATAAACTTACAGGCTAAATCTTATTTACCCCGTCAAGAAGCACTTCTTATCACACTATTAAACCCAGACATTCACTGCCCCACCAAGCCCATAAAAACAGCCAGCAGAATGAAGTCTTATAAATATCTCACCCTTCAACCTCAACATCATTTTTACATACTCAAACCGCATAATGATATCAGTTAGAAATATTTTAATAACACTCTCTTCAAAGTAACAAAAATGGGATCAACCTATATTTAGACATATATAAAAACCAAGATAATTCAGAGTCCACATCTAAACAAAAGCACTCGAAATTTTACTAGCATCAATATTTATTAAGCTAAAAAACTTTAATAGTGCAAACGGTAAAAATAATAAATTTAATCTTTAATATTAAATTTTTATAAAATTCTTTTCCATAAACAAAGGGATAAATATTCGTTTGTCACATCTATTGCTATGTTTTTAGTTTCTATGACCCCTTGCGCATCTGCATAAGTACCCTCCGTAAGCGCCAGCGGGCCACTTTTCTGATTATCTGTTCCATGCGTTGTTGTTGGATCCCAAGTGGCGCCGGGAGATCTATCACCTGAGCGGTGCCAGTGGGGAGGCAGATTATCAGCTTCGAGTTTTACCTTATTACTGCCGCCAGTCACGCCATACTGAGAACCAATTCTGACAACCCTATCAGCAAAGGTTTCGCTTAAGTCAGCCCATGTCTGCCAGGGGAACCGCTCCGCTGGACTTTGTTCGCCAGAGACAATAATTCCGACATAAAAAATGGCGTCAACAATAGCCCTATAGGCCGCTCCGTCGCTGTTGAGTCCCAGCGCCTTCAGAGCTTCGGATGTGTCGCTCAGATCGGAAAGATTATTTTCTTTCTGAAGTGCGCCGGTGATGCGCAAGTCATTTCCTGCAGCTACCGTTCCCTCCGTGGTGCCAACGTCCCGCGTGGCTGAATTCCCCAGCTCCAGATTATCCCGGGCCTCTTCGGTATTGTTTAAATCAGAAAGATTTTGTGCTCGCCGCAGATAGCGTTTATCGCCCGTTTCCTGCGTGATAGTGGCAAACGCCGGATCGATAACGAGCTGCACGCTTGAGCTGTGCGTCAGCGTCAACACCAGCGTCAGAATGATCTCTTTGATGATGGAATCAGATTGCGCCGGGAGGTATGTCGCCGGATATGTGCCGTAAGCGATGAGCGTACCCTTAGCGCTGACCAGCCCCGCTTCTCTGAGCGTTTTACCCGGATAATCCTGGCAGTTGATAACGATCTGCCCGCTGATAAACCCCTCATAGCTTGAATCAGAGTCAAAGGTTTCACGGCCAAACTGTCCAAAAAGCGCCGTCACCGCCGCCAGCTCATCGGGATCGGTCGGCAATGTCACGCCACCACCATCGCCGATCAGCACGGAGGTAATATCCACCACCTCCCCCGCCTGATACGCGGCCTCGATTTCGGCGGCGCCCGCCGTGGTTAGTGTCAGTCCCGTGGCCATTATACCTCCTCACTTTTTGTTTCTGGCTCAATGCCGTACACGCTGGCAAGTTGATCATAAAAATCATCACTCACGGTCTTGCGGTCAGCATCGATATCGCCTTCATCAAGATAAATCACACCAGCGATCTGAAGCCGGTTCAGGTGTTCCAGGAAAAACGCATCGGTCTGACAAAAGTCGATCAGGCTTTTTAATTGATTGAATGTTTTCATAATTTATTCGTTATCCAATTGCCGGGTAAATCGTCGTAATCATCCAGGCCCACGCAGGCATAAAACGCGTAATAGTGCGCGGTGACGTTCGGCACTTTGCCCATAAATACCAGGCCTTTACCGGCCAGTAATGCGCAGCTCCTGAATATTGCCGTTGTGGTGACAATCTCCGGGTAACTCGCAAGATTAAATATCGTGTTAACGTCGCTGCGTAATGACGCGCAGCCGTCAAACAGATAACCCACCGTCGTTACCGCCGTGGTGTTGAGTAATCCCGCCCCGACGACTTCCAGCGCACTGCATTCCGAAAAGACATTCGTGAATACCGTGGCACTTATGCTGGCGGCAAAAAGGCCGGCTGGCACTGAGCGCAGGTTTTTACAGCCCCTGAAAGTCTGGCCGTAAGAGGTCACTAGCGGGTTGCCGCTGAACAGGTTTTCCGGTATTTCCTCCACGCCGGTATTCTGGAACGTGGCGCCAAACGAGGTAATAAGCGAGCAGGACGCGAACAGCGTCGGCGGAATATTTACCAGTGAGGTGCAACCGTAGAACGTCGATCCGGCACCGGACAGCAGAATGTTGTTTTTCAGCAAATCGCCGGGCAATACCGCCAGTGAGGTACAACCCGAGAATGTCAGCGTTAACGAAGTAAGATTAACGCAACCATCGAGCAGGCCGGATGGTAGCGCGATCAGTGCAGTGCAATCCCGGAATGTCGATCCCATGCCTTTCAGGGACACCATGTCGCTGAATAGTTGTTTTGGCAGTCCAGCCAGCGCGGAGCACTTTTCGAACAAGAAATCGACGGCTGTCACTTTGGCGCAACCGGCAAACATATCTCCCGCGAGAGAAACCAGAGAGCGGCAACCTGAAAACGTATAGCCCAGGCTGGTTAACGCGCTACATCCCCGAAATGCACCGTCCTCCACAGAAACCAGCGAAGTACAGTTTACAAAAGCGTATGTGAATGTCGTTACCAGCGCTTTCTCAGCAAAAGCATCAGCATCAATTTTCGTGAGCGATCCACAGTTAGCAAAAGCGTATGAGAAAGTGGTGACTTTCGCGCAGTCAGTAAAAGACGGGAGCGCCGTCAGGCTGCTGCACCCATAAAACGTACTGGCAAAGGTCGTCACCTCTACGCAGCCGCTGAAAATATCTTTCGCTACAGTTTCAAGAGAGCGGCAGCTGTAAAATGCAGAGGCGAATGTCTGCGCCTGGCTGCACCCGGCAAATAAACCCGCGCCGATCGTTTTCAGCGAACTGCAACCAGAAAAGACTGTCCCGAAATAGGTGACTTTCGACAGACCTGCAAACAGACCGGCAGGAACAGAAAGAAGCTGCGAACAGCCAGTGAATGCACCGCCAAAATGATTCGCTTCAGAACATGTTTTAAACAGGTTGGCGGGAATTGCCGTCAGTGCCGTACAATTCTGGAATACGCCGGTGAATGCGCCGCCCGGAACATCCGCAAACATATCAGCAGGCAAGACAAGAAGATTTTTACACGCCCTGAAGCTATAAGAGAATGTCCCTGCTGAACCGCATCCTGTAAATATTCCCGTGCCGATATTTGCAAGCATTGAACAACCATCAAACGCGTAACTGAAATTCACCGCAGATACACAGCTGTGGAACAGATTATTGCCGATACTGATCAGGCCGGTGCAGCCTGCAAATACCGATGAGAAGTCGATCGCATCAGGCTGGTTTGCAAATAGCCCCGATGGAACCTCAGTAAGCGATGTACACCCTCTGAATGCGTCTGAAAAATCCTCTATCTTCATGCGAGAAAACAACGATGCCGGAATACCTGCAAGCGACGAGCAGTTGGTAAAAATATTTTTGCAGTTATTCACGTTTGGCAAATCGTCAAATGCTCCGGGACGAATAGCCATTAATCCGGTGGTATCCAAAGCGAACCCTGAAAGATGACCTCTTTCCCCTCTAACACTAATCAATTCCACAACAGGGTTCAGTTTCGAAGAATAGTTAGATAAACGGCTGCGCAGACAGGCGGTTTCCGTGTTCTTAACCGTGATGGTGTATTCCTTTCCCTGTACTAATTCACGTGTAGGAATAACCCAACCTGAAGCTTCACTGGCGGGATCGAAACGGTAGTCCCGGCTGTCAATGCCGTCGCCATAGTCAACCGTGAAACCCTCGTCCATATGAGCAAAGAATATTGGCCTGGTTGCACTGTCGATGCGGGTAATGAACTTCATTACCGCGACCACTTTTATGCTGATCACCGCACTGACGCCATTAGTCGTCGTAACGGTGACCGAACAGGTACCTCGCTTCATGCCCGTAACCAGAATATCGCCGTTTACTATCCGGGCGGTCGCGATTGTTTGATCCGATGTAGTTACCGTAAAGGTTTTATCTTCCGCGTATTCGGGGAGAATTGTCACCGTGACCGTTTCCGCGTCCCCGGGGGCCAGATTCAGCTCGTAGCGAGATAAAACCACCTGCAACGGGACAAAGCGCGGCGTGATTTTCTCCGTGGCGTACATGTAACCGGCCGCATACGAGGTTCCCTGAAGTCGGCCAAATACATGAACGGAAAACCAGCTGCGCAGATTCCTGGCGCGCAGCACCGCCAGTTTTAGATCCTGCTGGTCGTATTCCGTCACCGGCAAATCGTTCTGATACACGTTCAGGCGAAAGGTATACGGATCCCCTTTCGGGTTCTGATTGAACCATTCAACAATATCCGTCCCGAAAGGACTGTCCACCAGGGCATGACGGACGGCGGCGACCGTACCACGATGGCGGTGGATGTAGTGGGCGCGCTTGATCGCATCGCGTTTCTTTTGTTCTGACCAGTTAATATTCCAGGTATCAACCTGATATTCCCACGCCAGCCACGGCAGCAGCGCCAGCGGGCAACTGTCCGGATCTTTAATCCAACGGATCAGATATACCGGCAACCTCTCCAGTGCGGCGGCGCTGGCCCTGTCTATGGCCCGTTCCACGGCGGTGGCGTTGGGTGGCAGAATGCTGGCGGGATAATTAGCGGTCATAGTCCATCACCACAAGATTGATTTTAACGAAGGTGCAATGCGGGGCTTCGCCCATCGTCGCAACGACGTCGGCGACGGGTGAATGCAAATCGACGGTAACAACGCCGTCCTGATGCAGCGCCCCGTCTATGCCTGACCGTGCAGCGGTGGCGTTGATAAGATGCACAGAGGCAGTGTATTCGTTCAGTGCTGCGGTGGCTTTTTCCAGCACCGTGGCGGTGTCCACGCCGTAAGGGACGTAAATGTCAGCAACCACCTGATAATTCACAATCACGGCGGAACGGACATAATCAGCCACATAATCCGTAATCGGGCGCACGTCCTCCGGATTCACCGCTGCCAGGACTTTATCGAGCAAAGCCTGCGGGGCGGTTCCATCCCCGGTGCGTGACAGCACGTAGAGGAAAACGCGGCCCTCCTGGTTATGTGTTTCAGGGCCATAGGCGCGCACGTCGAGCACATCCGCATCAGCCCCGCGCGCAAAATAGTGATAGGCATTACGGGCACCCGCCGTGCTCAGGCGAGCCCATGAGAGCAGCGCGCGGGCGCGCAACTCTTCGTCGCTTTCGTATACGGCGTCTGCCTCGTCGGTGGCTTCAGTAATCAGCAGACGTTCAGTGTCAAAATTACCCGCGACCTGATCGAGATCCGCCCCCAGGGCGCTGGAAAGCAGCACCGCGCGCACGGCTTCATTGATACGTTGCAGCAGATTGATCTCGCGATAGGTGAATGCCTGAGCCAGCGCGGCCATCGGTTCAGATTCAAGCAACAGCGCAGCAGACACAGAAGCCTGAAGTTCCGCAGGCATGGCCGCCACGATAAGCGCCCGGATATCAGCCAGCACCGTTTCAAAATCCGGCACCTCGACGATATCAGGCTGCGGGATCTGAGATAAATCGACGGACGTTTGCACGCTAGCTCCTTAACCTGATGGTGTTGCTGGTATCTGTCATGGTTTCCGTGATAGTGCCGGCCAGTTCAGCAGTCACCGCGCCTGTTTCTGAAAACACCACATTGACGGTGGTCAGACTGATCCGCGGCTCCCACTGCGCCAGCGCAATAGCGGTGGCGCCCATCAGCTGCATGCGGGTGACGGTGTTCTGTGGCGCATCGAGTAAATCAGGCACCACGCTGCCAAAGTCCCGGCGCATCACACGGGAGCCTGTTGGCGTGGTGAGGATTTTTGTCACAGACTGCCAGAGCTGATCGTGATCGGTCAGCGAACCGGTGCCTTCCGGGTTCATCCCCGTGTAACTGGCTGTCACTGCGGGCCTCCTGTAGTACTCCCACCAGACTGCACGCCACCGTGTTTATGTTCATGTACGGTGATCCCGTTTGACTGCAACACGCCGCCGGAATGGAACACATCACCGGCCATCGTGCCGCCGTGGGTCAGTTCGAAAGTGCGCGTTTTGAGGTGTTCCGTGCATTCCACCTCCGGTGTGTCCAGCGTGACGCGGGTCTCTGCCTGGATATGCGCGGTTTTAATACCGGTCACGGACAGTGCTCCGGCATCGGCGGCGGCGTCGTAATGCAGGTGCGCGCCATCCGGTGCGGTGATGCTGATTTCCAGCAGGTTGCTGCCCGTTGGCGGATTATCTGCGCTGTATGCAGAGCCAATCACAAACGCGTTTTCAGGGTTGCCGCCCGGACAACCGATCCAGACCTGCTCCCCTATCGAGGGCGGCAGCCAGATGCTGAATTCCCCTGCGCGGGTGACGTTCCAGCGGATCCAGGTGGTCAGCAACCTGCCGGAGCGAACGCGCACCGCTTTCTTGTCGGCGCTGATTTGTTCCACGACGCCCAGGCGCAGAATGTTTTCCAGCAGGCGCATCAGCTCAGCATTCATGACGCACCGCCCAGACTGCTGATAACGGCGTTTTCCGTAGCGCTCAGGTCTGCCGGAGTTATGCCCAGTAGTTCACGCGCCGGGTACTGCGCGTAAGCGCCCGGACCAACCTCGTCTTTGAGGCCGTACTGGTGAATACGGGCAATGCGCGCAGCGATGCCGTCAAATCCTACGGTGACGCCGCCCGCGTCCGGCCTGAGCTTCATAAAACGCAGGGTGCGCAGGCGGGTAAACATCGGTGCTTTTTTTGTCTCTGAATGCGTAGCTGATTGCGTTTTGATTTCCAGATACCGCTCGATATCGGCCCGGTAGAAGGTGCGGATATCCCGGCGCTTCTCGTCAAAACCCGTGATTGTCCGGCCATATTTACCGCGCCCGCCGCGCCAGTTTTTCAGCGCCCGCACCTCGTTATTCCAGAAGAACTTGATCCCCTGCTGGGTGCGGTAAACCTTACGACGGCGCACAGCATAGCCGCTGCCGTCCGGGTTTTTCTGTGACGCGATACGGCGCTGCTGACTGCGACGCAGGGCCAGACCAATTTTGCGCGCGGTACGGGTGCGCCCCGCCGGGCTGACGCCGTCGAGGATGTCCTGAAAGACCTGATCCAGCTCGCTGAACATGCGATCGCTCACGCTCCGCCCTCCTGAAGCATGCCTTCAAATACCAGCCCCCAGCCTGCGGCGTGAGGGGCCAGCACGCGCGGTCGAGGCTCCGGCAAATGCTCGGCGCACGGCACGCCGTTTTCATCCAGTTGCACCAGTACCCGCTGATGTACCGGCAGCTCAAACATCAGATCGGCGGTGTCATCGCTGTTAATCAGCGTGGTGAATTTTATCTGCTGGTTTTTATCGGGGTTAAGCAGCAGATCGGGCTGATTAAACCAGAGCCAGGCCATGAGCGGCAGCGTGAAGTCGTCAATGCTCCCGGCGTAGTTCATGACGAACAGCACCAGAGAATAGCGGTACATGAATGACGGCGTTTCACCGGTGGTTTCAATGCCACCCTCTTCAACGACCACCGTCCAGGCTTCCGGGTTCGCCCGACACCAGGTGTTTGCTTTCTCAATGGCGGCACGGAGGGTGTCTATCTTCAGCATTTATGGCTCCTTACGGGTGTTCTGGCGCAGGTTGTCCCACTGGCGGATCGTTGCTTTGTCAACATTGCAGGCATCAAGCGCATCCATCAGCCTGTCGCTGAATATCGCCACCGCGCCCCAGGTCACTGGCTTATCCAGCGCCGGGCGTGGCGTCTCTTCGGTCAGACTCTCCGGGACGGGTTCACGGACCAACTGAATGACCGGCGCGGGCGGCGCGTTTTTGCAGGCTACGACTGACAGCGTCAGGCACAGGAGTAACAGCGCACGCGTCACCATAGAACGCGGCCTGCATTGCTTCACGTCGTCGCTCCCCTTCTTCATTACGCTGTTGCTCACGGACTTTCACCTCTGCCAGTAACTTATGGGTTTGTATGGCGGTCGCTTTCACTTCCTGGATAACCTGGTCGTAACCGGTCGCCGTTTCGGTCAGCAACTTGTTGCGGGTCCTGGCCTCGCTCAGTTGGTCGGTCTGCCACCAGACAGCAGCCAGAAGGACAAGCATCACAATCACACTGCCCGCCCTCATGACGGCGTACTCAGGCCCAGCAGGCACCAGGCTTTAAAATCATTGCGCCGGTTAACCAGGCCGGCGGAGCGCTTACCGCCCACATTGACGAAATCAGTCAGCCTGTTGCACATCTGCGGCCATTGTCTGGCCTGGGCATGCTTCCAGATCGTGGTCCTCTGCTTGCGTCCGTTTTTATCGGTGAACCACATCAGCCCGGTGCAGCCCAGATTCAGGGCCGCATCCGTCATAGCCTCAAAGGTGAGTTGCGGCATGTCTGCACCATGGAAATTGTTATTGATGCAGTTCTCCGCCCGTTGCAGATCGTTGATCCAGCGCCGCGCTATTTCCTGGTTGCTGTATTCGCGGTTTTCCACGCCGCCCGTGGAGCCAATGCCAACCGTCAACACCCCCGCCGTGCAGTAATAAGGCGTGCTGCGGCAGTCTTCCCAACCTGCAATTTTCTGTTGCCCTTCTTTCGATGTTCTGACGCTCCCGGGCGCCAGCGAAATGCCCAGAGCCACTATCACCGCAATCGAACATTTTTTGATGATGTTCTTCATGCAGGTTTGTCTCCGTGCAGTTGCTCCAGCAACTGCCGTTCGCGGTCCGACAGGTTGCGGGTTTGCGCCTGGCGGAGAATCTGCTCGATCAAATCGTTACGGCGCTGGCTGGCCTGCTCAATGCGGCGGCGGTGAATCGCCAGCCGGACGGCGGAAACAATCCCCAGAAGAAGGCCAGCCAGCGCCAGTTTTTCGCTGACGGTCATGACGCCCACGCCGGTCACCAGGGCGGATGTTGCAAACGCAAAATATTCGTTAATACGATCCAGAGTCATTCCCATAACTGGACGGTTACCCGTTCCACCTCGCTGGTTATCACGGGCATTTCGATCTCCTGCCCGGCATTCAAAAATATCTGGTTGCTCAGTCCCGGATTGGCTTCGAGCACCTTCTCCGTGACACCTGCGGTTTTGCCGTAATGACGCCAGCAAAGCTGATCAACCGTGTCGTTTTGCAGCGCCCTGACTTTCATCAGAACAGCTCCGCATAGATCCGGGCTTCTTCCCGAATGTCCGCGATACTCCAGCGCCCATCCCGCCAGAGATCGTCGATCTGCCTGTCCAGAGCCTCCGCGTCCTTGTCGCCCTTTGGCGTGGTGCCGACGTCCCTGTAACCTTCCAGTACGCTGGCGCGCGTGAAGGAGTAGACCGCACGCCGGAAGCGGTAAACTTTTGCGCTTTCGCCGTTAATCAGCTCGACGGGTTCACCGGCGGAAGTCAGCAGTACAGAAGCCAGCGATTCCGCGCCTTCCGCCTCCCTTTGCTTCCGCCAGTCCTTCAGTTGATCCGCGACGTGAAGCACGGCCTCCGTAGCCATATGCATCAATCGGGAAGTCGTAATATCACCGGCGATGCGGGCCGCGAGGCGCAGATCGTGGAGTTTTACCGTCGGCCAGAAAGTACCGACGGCAATCTGTGCGCCGCCGTCGTCCACGTCCGTCACATCACTCTCAGCAGGTCTGACGGGGCGCTGCGCGATAAAACTCATCGTCGTTTCTCCGGTAGGTCAGGCGGTGGGCTCCCGGTAAAAAGACCGCATAACGGGCAGATCGCCGGGCGCGCCGCCTGTGGCGCGGGGCCAGTTCATTACGCTCAGGCGTTTACTTTGACGGTGGTTTTCGTTGTCTTTTTTGCCGCCGTTTTGCGGGTAGCTTTTTGGGTGCCGGCCGCCGTTTTCGTCTGCTTGCGCGTTCGTGTTGTTTTTTCTACTGCGGGTGTTTCGGTTGCCGCTGTATCGCTGGATGAAGGCTCATCTTCCGCATCACCACTCGCCGTGCTGGTCTGCGGCGCCTTCTTCAGCGCGCTGACCAGAGAGGCGATCTCCCGTTTCACGCCTGCGCCCGGGTTCAGGCTCATGGCTTCCCGGAAGAGTTTCAGCGCTTCGCCTTTTGTTTCCGCGTCTTCCGTGTCGCGACGACAAAACGCCCTCACCTTGCACAGCTTCGCGCGGACCTCATCCGGCATATCACTGTCAGCCACAATTTCGGCCAGCTCGTCCAGCATGGGGATATAGCCTGACAAATCGGCTCCGGCGTCCGTGGTGGCGAGGTTCAGAATGGGATTGCAGATTTCCTCGGCCAGTACCGTGGGTGCCGGGCGGCGATAGTTGTCATCCGGCATGCTCAGGCCATGCTTAACGACATAGCGCCCGATACGCAGCGCCAGCGCATAGTCGGAGCAGTCCACCGCCCACACCATCAGCGTGGTGATGACCGGATCCGCGCGCCCGCTGTCGCCCTCGATCGTGCCGTCAATCCATCCCTGAAACTCAGGAAGGATGCTGGCCTTTACAGCGGCCTTCGCCTGGCGGGACTGGATTTGGCTTAGCGAAGATTTATGCATATGCAGGCGAAAGAGGATCTGCTCATGCGCGGTGCGCGTCTCCGCGTCACGCTCACCACTGATGCCCCGCCTCTCTGCCATGACCTTCTGAAAGTGTCTTTGTGCCGGTGTCAGCATGGGTTCATTCTCCTGGGCGGGCTTGCTGCCCGCCATGTGATGGGGATTATCAGGCGAATGTCACGCCGTCGATCATGGCAATCATGCCGTACTCTTCAATGACATAGTCATCATTGCTGGACTGGTAAGTCGCCACGCGGTTGTAGTGCGGCTCTTCCCGGATAGAGCGACGCAGGGAGCCTTTCTGGTAGTACACAGAGAGGTTTTTCAGGTTGGTGATGAGCACGACATCTTCAGGAATGCCCGGGACAAAGACCGTCGGCAGGCCGCCGATCTTTTCCTGGCTGACAATGAGCTGCGCGGCCAGTAGTTCGGTATTCGGATTGGTCTGGCTGAGCGCGTTCACTTTCGGCAGGTTCACTTTCAGCAGCAGATCGGACGAGAGCACAGTCATCAGACCGGGAGCGCGGCGGAACCAGGGATCCATAAGGCTGTGGCGTGCATCGAGCACGGCGGCATCAATATTGCCGTAGGTGCCTGACGCAATTACCGCGTTATTCTCATCACGGGAAGTCAGCGTGATACCTGGCATAATGCGCTGCGGCGCCTCATTGCGGATCTTTTGCAGCCAGCCAACGCCGCAATCCTGCAATAACGGATAGGTCGTGCGGTCGGAGTTTTCAGAGTAATGCGTGCCATTAAAGCCAATCATCTGGCGATCCAGCCCCAGCTGACGGGCCATCGCCTTACTGATTAATGACTGAAATTCAGGGTGACCGGCCCACGCGTCCAGCTCCGCATACGAAAGCGCATAGTCATAGTTGGTTTTGCGGCAGTGGTAGTTCTGCGGCTCTTTGTTATGGTTCGGTGCAGGGTTACGGCGGTTGGTGCCGTCCGAGCTGTTATTGGTGCTCGCCATCGGTCCCTTACTGCCAATTTTTACTTTCTGCCCTTCCTGCTCTTTAACCCCAAAGTGGTTAACCAGCTTCATGAAGTCATCCGACTCCATGGCGGCCTGTTCCAGTTTTTGCTGGATAGTCGGATCGACGCTGAAACGATTGGCAACGGCTGAGGGTGAGACACCGTTCAGATGTGCCTGGCGCACAATGTACTTATCAAATAGTTCGCGGGTCTGGTTTTCCATGGTTACCTCTTAGAAGTCTGCAAGCTGCGCGCTGCTGTTGCCGGTTGCCGCCGGTCGTGCGCTGTAATTTTCTGCGGGCTGGAGCTGAAGCTGACCGCGCAGCTCGTTAAGTTCGCTGGTCAGTTGCTGAATGGTGGCTTTATCCTGTTGGCGGTCCTGTTCCAGGGCACTGAACCGGTCAATCTGGTCTGCCTGAGATTGAGCAACGGCTTCAACAACCTGATGCAACTGACTGAACCGTTGATCGTCGGTTTTCTGGCCTTTACCAAGGATGCCCATCACGCGGTTGAACCAGTTGACGCCCTCCTCGCTGCGATGAGCGGCCAGTTCGATCACTTCAGCCTCAAGCGCATCAGAGAACAGCGGCGCCTCGATCTGCTGGTTATTGAAGGCCATCACCTGCGCGCGCTGCTGCGCGGCAAATTTAAGGCGCTCAGTACCAAGACTTGCCGGGGTGTCCGTCATCGCCAGGCCGACCACATACGCCTTACCGTTAAGGGCAAACTGCGGATGCAGCTCAATACTGGAATAGATTTTTTTTCCTTCATCGGTGAGCTGCTTCATTCGTGTCGAAGCGTCGATCTCGGCATAGAGCGCCGTACGACCGGCCAGCGGCCCTTCGGTAATATCCTCCGCGCTTAAAGCAACAACATCCCCCATGGCGCCAAAATTGCTGTCAGGAAGCATGGAGAGATAGTGCTCCACGTTCACGCGGGCGCCGTAAACGGCCGGGTTGTAGCTCGCCGCCGCATCGCGGAGGTGCTGCGGCTGGATCTCGCGCCCGTCAACGGTGGCGCCGGAAACCGCAACGCGAAACTTTTTGCGGGCGGGTTTAGTCGTGCTGGCCATGTCGTTTTATCCTGTTGATTTATGTCAGTCGCTGCATCATCGCAGAGCCTGAAAGCCCGGCGCCACGCGGTTTTGTTGTCGGAGAACGGCCAGACCTGAAAGCCCGAGCCGCGGGGATCGCGCGCAGGTAATCTCCCTGCTCAAAAGGGGGAAGTGATGATTCAGGATGCGTTTATTCGATTAAGGGCAAAACAGCTCTACTGGCAGGGTTACCCGCCCGCCGAAATTTCGCGACTCATGGGCATCAACTCAAACACGGTTTATTCGTGGAAAAAGCGTGACAAGTGGGATGACACAACGCCCATCAAACGGGTGACGCAATCCATTGACACCCGTCTCTGCCAGCTGAGCGCGAAAGACAATAAAACCAGTGGCGATTTCAAAGAGATTGACCTGTTAACCCGGCAGTTGAAAAAGCTTGATACCGGGCAGGCTTCCACTATCACCGGCGTAAAAAAAACCAGTCGTCGCAAGAAGAAAAATCACTTCTCCGAGGAGCAGATCGAGGCGTTGCGCTTAAAAATTCTCGACTCTCTCGCATGGCACCAGCGCGGCTGGTACGAACAACGAGATCAGCGTAACCGGATGATCCTCAAATCGCGGCAGATCGGGGCAACCTGGTACTTTGCCCGCGAGGCATTACTGGGCGCACTGAGAACGGACGTTAAGCACGACTATCAGCGCAACCAAATTTTTCTGTCGGCGTCCCGCAAGCAGGCGCTCCAGTTCCGCAACTTCATCCGTAAAGCGGCTGAAGAGGTGGACGTCGAACTTAAAGGCGGTGAGCAAATCACGTTGTCAAACGGCGCGGAGCTGCATTTTCTCGGGACGTCGGCGGCGACGGCGCAGTCGTACACCGGCCACCTGCGATTTGATGAGTTTTTCTGGACAGGAAACTTTATCAACCTGCGCAAAGTTGCCGGCGCCATGGCAACGCTCAAAGGCTTAACACGCACGTACTTCTCCACGCCATCCAGCGAAAGCCATGAAGCCTATCAGTTCTGGACCGGCGATCGATGGAATGCGAAACGGCCTAAAGCGCAGCGCGTTGACTTTGACGTTTCATGGAAGAAAACCCATAGCGGCGTGCTTTACCCGGATAAAACGTGGCGGCAGATCGTCACTATTCAGGACGCTATCAATAACGGCTGGGACTACACCGACATTGATGAAATCCGGGACGAAAACAGCCCTGATGAATTTGAAAACCTGTACATGTGCGAGTTCGTCAAAGACGGCGAAAGCGCGTTCAATCTTAGTCAGTTACTGGGGTGCGGCGCTGACGGGTATGACGACTGGCCCGACTGGAAACCGTTCGCCAGTCGCCCTATGGGGCAACGTGAGGTGTGGCTGGGCTACGACGCCAACGGCGGCAGCGGCAATGGTGATGCCGGTGCTCTGTCCGTGACGGTCCCTCCCCTTGTGGCCGGCGGCCGGTTTCGCACGGTTGAATTGAAGCAACTGCGAGGGCTTGAGTTTGAACAGCAGGCGGCGGTCATCAAAGAGGCTGCCGAGCGCTACAACGTCACTCACATCGCCATTGACGGTCAAGGCGTCGGGGAGGCGGTCTGGCAGATTGTTAAAAACTGGTTCCCGGCGGCTATTTGCTACCAGATGAGCCTCTCTTCCAAGCGCGCCCTTGTCCTCAAAATGTTGCAGGTCATACGCGCCGGCCGCTGGGAATATGACCGCAGCGAGCAGGGTCTGGTCAGAGCCTTCAACGCTGTTCGCAAAGTTGTTACGCCCGGCGGTTTCATCACTTACGAAACGGACCGATCGCGCGGCGTAAGCCATGGTGATATGGCGTGGGCAACCATGCTTTCGATTATTAATGAACCGTTGGGCCAGGAAAGTGGCGGCGGTGGTTTCGCAATGGGATGGTAACTTTGAAAAAGAAATACGGTAAAAAGCCGATAGCCAGCACCGCCGGCCCTGACATTGTGGAGTCACTGAAGGCCGATCCCGCGTTGACAGCGTTCAGCTTTGACGGCCCTTATCCCGTGCGGGATATGGCCGATTTGCTGGACAATCTCTATTGCATGGACAACGGGCGATACTTTGAGACGCCAGTAGACTTTTACGGACTGGCTAAAGCTCCGCGTCAGAGCGCCTGGCATGAGTCGGCGTTGTATTTCAAACGTAATGTGCTCACCGGCTGTTTTATCCCGCACAAACTGCTCAATCGCCAGACCTTTTCCGCGTTTGCGCTGGACTGGTTCACGTTTGGCAATGCCTATCTCGAATTGCCGCGTAATCGCCTGGGCGGCCCGCTTCCCTTCAAACACTCTCTTGCGAAGTACACCCGGCGTGGGAGCACAGATCTCGATCAATACTGGTTTATCCGGCGCTGGAAAGAAGAGCACACGTTCAAATCAGGAACGGTATGTCACGTTCTGAATCCTGATATCAATCAGGAGGTCTACGGTATGCCGGAATATATGGCAGCACTGCTGGCCGCCAGCCTGGCCCACTCCGCTGACATGTTCCGTAAGCTTTACTACGACAACGGATCGCATGCTGGATGCATTGTGTATATTGGCGCTGGACAAGTTGACGATAAAAGCATGAAGGCAGTCAAAGAGACGTTGACCGGTGCGCGCGGTAAAGGGGCATTTAAAAACCTGCTGCTGCATGCGCCAGGCGGCGGCAAAGACGGCGTGCAAATCCTCCCCTTCCAGCAGATCACGGCGAAAGATGAGTTTATCAACATTAAGAACGCCACCCGGGACGACATACTCGCAGCGCACCGTATCCCGCCGCAGCTGATGGGCGCCATGCCAGAGGGAAACGGATCATTTGGGGATATCGAGAAAGCCGCCCGGGTCTACGCTATCAACGAGCTGACGCCCGTAATGGAGGCGCTGAAGGTGGTGAACGAGTGGATCGGAGAAGAAGTGATCCGCTTTAACCCTTACGCGTTGCTTACCCCTGAGAAATAACCGCCAGAAAATTCAGTTTATTTAAACAATATCAGCCATTTATAACAGGCCAGCGTTTTCGCTGGCCTCATCTTTTCTGCTGAAAAAATCCCGCATCAGCGCCCCTCTGCGCGTCGCTGCTTTTTCCCAGCAAAGGGCATGCCTCCAACCAAAACGACCGCTCACCGTGACGCAGAAACCGTCAAATTGCGTATTCTGCCGCCTTCCCTACCCTGACCCGCTTGCGGGGGCTTGCCCCCCGTCACCTGCGCGCAGCGATCCTGTCTTTTTTCGTGCGTGCACAAAAATGAACTTAGGCTCTATCTAGCGCGGCAGAAAGGCATAACTCCCCTAAGATTGAATATTGCATAAACGTTCAAAATTGTGTCGCTCAAAATTGTAATAACTAACCCAACTCAAATCATAAAAAATGATCTATTTCTTCCATTTTCGCTCCCCCAGCTCAAACCGTAAATACCCCATAGCAAATAAGACCCTCCCGGGCCTTATTTTTCACTAAATGACACTAAGTATTTAATCGATTAAGATAATTACTCTAAACGCCTTTATAAATAACTTGCAGCGATCTGTTACAAAAAGCAAGCAACTCACCTACCTGAATAAATTCATCAGCAGCGTTTGCATTTGTATCATGGTGAAACTTACCTGCATACACATTAATTTCATTTAATTCATCAACAAGTGAGAATGCATAATACAATGGTTCACCTGGTTGTGAGTTTGATATTAACTGTACAATAGCCCCAAACAGCAAGCCCGGAGCGATAAGCTTAGGAAATCTACGATGTAAGTATCCTTCAAGCATAGGTCTAATTGCTGTAGCAACGTCTCTATCATTATGTTGAACACCCGCCACATACTCGCTAACCAACCGATGGTTTTTGAAGTAAGCTGACTCACACTCAATATCAACATCCAAGTTATCAATATTACTAAACTGCCCTTGGGTATGTATTATTTTTATAAGAGACATATCATTATGAACACCTTTTTTATAGAACTCATCCCGCAGAGATTTAATAAAAAAAGCATCATGGGCTAATACGATAAGTTGTTTTGAATTATCATAAATATTCTTTAACACAGTAATGGTTTGTTGTTTTCTATGACTATCGAAGCTGCACATTGGGTCATCTATAACTACAATCTTATTAATCAAATCCGCATCAGACATAATAACAGAAACAAAAAAGGCAAATGCCAAAGTCCTCTTATCGCCTTCGCTGAGGCATGTTTTAAAGCCAGAATGTTCACCTTGCAGCGAAATCTCCTTACCTCTTAACTCAATTGCATACTCGGTTTTTGGTTCCCCTCCCCCATTATAATTATATGTTATCTCCTTAATCGAGAATGATGCCCCAAATTTTAAAAGCAAACTATTAATTGAAGACTCATACCTTCCCAAGGTGGCGCTCATAATCTGATTAAGTGCCTCTCTTTTCCTTTCCTTATCCTGGCTGGCATTTTTTTCTTCGTTTTTAGCATTTTCATAAATGGAAATTAAACCAATGACATCATCAGAGTATCTTGTTTTTATTCGTTCTAATTCGTTTTTTTCATCCACCAACGACTTGAGATCAATTGCTTCAAGATTTTGTTTATATTCGTCGATTGCAGCATTATTTACATCAATAGAGTTATTGGTTTTTTCGATTATTCCTTTAATAGCATCAATTAATCCATTACAATCTTCAAATTCGTCACCGACAAAAACCTTAAAAAGATCTCCATTTTTAGATGAAATATACCCTGTCAGTTTGTCATCTAGCTGATTTTTTAAATCCTGAATTTTAGCAAACTCTATTGTTATTGAGTCTAACGCAATAGAATCTGCCCAAGATGCAAAAACCTCACTTGCAGTAGTAAACTCCTGATTAATTAATGGGCAATTTATTTTTTTTAACAAACTCTCTTTCAAAGATGTTAGCTTATTAATTCCCTTAATAAAATCACTGTACTCTTGATTAAAATAACTTTTATACGCTTCTACTAAGTCATTTCCATTTAGGTTCTGAGAACAAAATGGACATAAGTCATTTTTAATATGACTTTGGCCTTGAGAAATCCATTTCTCAGCCCCCTCAGAATTGAGCGATGTTATATGTTCTTTGACCCTCTCTTCTACCTTGTCATTAACTTTCTCTGCTGTCGTATTTAAAATCGCAAAAAAACCACCTAATTCAAGATCGAAAGAGGTCATTTTTTTGGCTTTACCCTTGGCTTTTAGAATATCAATCTTACTTGCTTCGGCCTGTTTGGTAGCATTAACAGCTAGTTTGTCATCTAACCCTTCAATTTTTTTTAAACCTATATACTTCGCTGTAGTTAAACCCTCTTTATATCCAAGCAAATTGGCTTCAGCAAGTTTTTTATCCTTCATGCATTCAGTCAAAAAATCCGTAGCCAAATTAAACTCTGTCATGGCAGTAACTGCTGCATGACCTAACGCAAAACTTAGCAGTTTTTTTCTTTGTGATGCTTTAATTTCACCTCCAGAATAAACATTACTATCAATGAAATCCAAATCAAATACATGTATATCAGTGAACTTACTATCCCATTGATTATTTTCAAACTTAACCCCATTGCCATTACCAAATAAAATATGAACAGCTTGCTCATCCGCTGAATTTAAAGTTTTCCTTTGGATGATAATATTAGGCTCTGAGTGAGTATAAGATCGCATTATTGAAGCCAACGTGGACTTACCTCGCCCATTATCGCCATAAACGAGAGATAGTTTTTTAAATCTAACACTTGCAGGCTGTATATCATTAAAAAGACCAATATTTTTTATTTTTCTTATTCTTTCTAACATGACAATACCTTTCCTATGCTATGTGAATGATAAAATTTATAATAAATATAAAACCCATTTTCTTAATGACATCTTGGCATCAGCTACTTATTAACATATTTAGCTCCCTAATGAAAAGCCAGCTATATGTTTCACTACAATACTATCCCCCCTGTTAAACAAGGCAGTGATTTTCTGGCAATTATTTAACATTATCACAACCAACTCACACATATGTTTTTATCTTCTCAAGAAAGCACTATACCGTGTTTGACGCAATTCACTTAAGCATATCCGAGTAATACCCAATCGGATCTCTGAGAAGTTGAGAATAATCAACTTTTTTACATTTTTTCAAAACACTCCACATTTTCCTAATCAATACATCTGAGTTTTCAGGTTCTACACGACGTAACTCACAATCAAAAGTGGCATAGAGGATGAGATCATTAAATCGTAATCGCTTACCATGCAGTAAATGTTCGACCTGCGACTCTCCAAGTTCAATTCCTATCGAAAGTGCAAAATCACGTAATAAACTCGCCTCCGGTGAATTTTTCAGCGACTTTACTTCATTTACTTGTGAGGTCTTTGCCCAACATGTTTCAAGGAGACGTCGAATAACGGCCTTTCTTTCTCTAGCTGACAATTTGCTAACATCCAACGGCCCCGCCCCTTCATCCCAAAGAAACTGTTCAGTAACACCGATGCCATTCTCCGTATCTTTTAGTCCCTCGTTTGAGGGCTGGGGACAGTTATTGCCACGAGTCCAAGGGGCGACGGGGTCGCCCTGGGCGGCGCTTTCAGCGCCTGGGTTAGCGGGAGCCTTCTTCACCATCTTCCAGGTATGGACATGCGTGCATATTTTGTTTTCCTTACCGGTGATTGGCGACCAAATGCCATAAATACGAATCCCGTGATCGCCATAGGTTCCTGGTTCGACTGTCGGCTCGTAGGCGGTATGAATGAGGTAATTTTTGCGGGGAACAAGTACACCGCCCTGCTTCATGATGTAAGTGGCAAAACAGCCAACATCAGCAGCAGCGAGCACAGCGTCCAGTTTTGGATCCATAAGTACCGGAGCGCCCGGTTTGCTGGTTTTCATTGCACGAGTTGCCTGCGATGCGAACAATCGTAACTCGCGGTACGCCTGGCGGCCTGGAATCCCAAAAAAACGAAATTGTTGAACACGGTGCAACGATGCCCACGCAGTGACGTGCTCGGCACTATCACGTAGTGATTTACCCGTCTCCTTGCTGACGGTGTCACCCAGCCCACGCCCATCGATGTTTTTACTGACGTACTTTGCAATATAACTGGCCGGAGTCCCCTTTCGCGGGTCTATCAGCTTTGACTTGAAACGAGCGCCAGTGTTATTGCCAAGTTCGGCGCGATCTTCTCGGATAGCGAAACGACGCAGCAGCTCTGTGATTGCACGTCGATGTTTTTTGCGCATAAAACACAATAAATGCCAGTGCACAGTGCCATCGTGATGTGGTTCGGCTACGCGGACGCCGTACCAGCGCAGCTCTTTTTTGTGCATTGCCTTACGGAATGCCGCAAACATATCAACCAGATAGTCGCTGCTTTTCCTAACTGTCGAGTGATCCCATGTAGGGTTAGGCTTCCCGTTCATCAGTGTGGCGTGGTACTTAGAAGGACAGGTGATGGTATAGAACATGGCGCAGTCGCCACGCATTTCAGCTATCAATTCCAGGCCTTTAACACAGGCCATCATCTCATTACGGCGGTGCGCTGGATTGCTGGCACTTGCAAGCACCACATCCTCCATGCTGAGCGTATCGCCATCTTCGTTAATCAGATCATGATTGCGGAAAAAATCCATCGCCTTACGGCGTTGTTCCCGCTTCTGCAACAGAATGTCATGGCTGACATAAGGTGATGCGTGCCGATGAACAAGGCACGCAGCCCGAAGCAACTCTTCCCGCCATTCGTTGCGGAGTTGCCACAGCTTACGTTGCCACCAGTCAGCACAACGCATACGGGCAAGCGCGCCCGGTATCAGCTCGTAATTAATCGGGTTGCGGCGATTATGTTTGCTGCGGAGCGCTTCATAACCCGGCGGGATAACATCAAGGCGTGACACTTCGGCCGCCACACGACGATAGAGCTCCAGTATTACGATGGGAGAAGCTAATTCATCGGTCAGCATCTCACCGCAAAGCTGGATAAAAATCATATCAATGTGCGCTGCGACCAGCGTTGAAAGCCGCTTAACCTCCCGCTGATTCAGTTCAGCAAGTCGAAGGAGTTGATCAAGGCTATCCCTACCAGCCATGGCCTGGAATGACAGCGACGCCTGGTTAGCACGGACCTTGTCAATCCTCACTAATGAGGGAGTAATGACCTCATTCAGATAGGTAGGCAAATGGCGCGGATCTTCTGATTTTTCCAAATACTTAATCCTTGTTTCCAGCGGCTTGCGCAGGAAACCAGGCAAGCTGGCGACGTCATCACGAATCAGGGTAAGAGGATCAACACGATGGAGTTCTGCATGTCGCTTAGCTTTCTCAATCAGCGCATCATTCAATTCGTCATAGTGCCAGGGATCGCAATGTGCAACAGAAAAGAGGTACTCTTCTGCTGCACGACTCATGGCTTCAGCCTGCTCGCGTTGATCGCTTTTATCCTGCTCATAAAGAGCAATCCAGACGGCCAGTGCAGATGGTTTCCGTGCAGGCACATCAACAGCATAAGGGTTTACTGGCTGCTTTCTGGCATTCCAGCTCCATGCCAGGGATGTGGAGTCAGGCATAACTCACCTTCGAATCTTATTTTGCAAACCCAACGCTTCAACAAGCCGGCGCACCAAACATTTCGGCATATGTCGCATCCCCCATCACCGCCCCACCCCCACCACCAGAACGACCGCAACCACCACACACGCGAAGAACGCCAATCACTTCACCGGCCATATCGCGGGTTTTGGCGCTAACGGAACGTCGAACTCTGAAGGCGTGGAGATTGAAAGCGGAGTAGATCTGGCGTGTTTCTGGTGTGTCGCTATTCGAGATGACCGAGCGCGTTCCATGCTGGCGATTAACGTCTAGTAACGCCGTAACCAAAGCGCGGTGATCATCCAGGGTAAATGGCTTGCCGTAAGCGGTAAAGTTAGCTGTTTTGCTAGTCGGGATGTACGGCGGATCGCAGTAAATCACGGAGTCCAGGCGATTCCTGGCGACGTACGGAATGGAAGTACGAAAATCATTACAAAGAAAGAGCGCGTGAGTATCCCGCGCCTTTTCGGCAAATAGGCGCATTTCTGCTTCTGGAAAATAAGGCGCCTTATAGCTGCCAAATGGAACATTGAAACCGCCATCCCTGTTGGTGCGATAAAGCCCGTTAAAGCAGTGGCGGTTCAGGTATAAAAATGAGGCCGCCCACCGTACAACGTAATCATCTGCACACTCGTCATCCCACGACAGGTGGTTGAACAACTTGCGCTCTTCGTAATAGCTATCTTCGTTATTGCCATTTCTGAATACGTTCCTGGCGATCAGTATCAATCTTTCTGGGTCTTCCCTGAGCGCGAGGAAGAAATTGATCAATGCGCGATTGCTGTCACAAAGCACATAGCGGCGGTATTCCGTATTCATAAAGACTGTGCCACTGCCTACAAAGGGCTCAATCAAGCAATCGGCTTTAGGTAAGTGCTTCAGCAGCTCCGGCAACACGCGGGTTTTACCGCCAGCCCACTTAAGAGGTGACTTAATCATTTGCGGCATTCCTGGTTATAGGTTTCATGGGTCATCAGTCGCCACTGCTTACCACCGTTTTTGCTGAGCAAACGCCAACGGAGGCCAATGCGGATCACGAGATAGGCGTGTGGCTTGACGCGGGTGTAATTACGCTGTCCACGAGCAAAGCAATTCAGGGCGGCAAGCGCCCTCTTACAAACCGGCAACGGCGCGTTACAAACAACAGATAAATGCGAATGCATGGCGGCCCTCACAGCGATCCAATGTGTGGGGAGGTTAAGCGCTGCCAGATTTCGCAGACTTGTTCCGCTTGATATCGCGCGTCAGTGAGCGTGTAACATGCCAGGGCGCTTCTCGCATGAGGCGCATAGTCTGTGGCAGCAGCAAGGTCGAGAAGTGAACGAATGCAGCGGTATTTTGTGCCTTCAGGTAAAATGCCTGACACCTCTAAGCGATCCACGGCATAACGAAGTGAAACCAGTTTTTCCGGGGCATCTTTGAACCATACGAATAACGCCGCGTTCCGGGGACAGGTGTTGTCGGCGATGAAAGAAGCAAGGCTGCAAAGTGCATCTTCTTCAGCTTCGGTTGCGCTCATTACTTCGGCGCGCCAGTGAGAGTCTTTTTTCATCCAATCGAATGCCGTACTAATGCTGATACGGCCCTTCAAGCTTTCAGATTTACGAATGTCTATCGAAGAATAAAAAACCTTTCCGATCTGCCCTGTTGAGGGTTCAAAAAACACAGCTTCAATGGCACACAGAGGTGATGACGGTTTCTTACTAACGTTAATCAAATCGATCATTACGTGATTCATGGTCTACTGCCCTCGCTGGTGATTGTTTCGTGGTTGGCTATCCACTGCTCAAGTGCTGAATAAATCTCTTCGGGGGTAAGGCCTTGCTCTTTCAGCAGGCCCATACGGATGCGCAGCAATCCGAGTAAGTGGGCGCGCTCGCCTTTGCGCGCATTGGTGCTGATTCCCATAAAGTCTGGATCACTTATTCCGCCTTCCGGCTTTATTGACGTAACCGACATGCAACCTCCTGAAAAAGGCAAAACGTATCCCCGGCAAAGTAAATGCCGTTATTTTTGAAGCGGGTTAATCAATTGTTTTAGCGCGATTTTCTTTTAATCTGCTTGAATATCCTTTCATGCCAGTAATACATGAAATCAATAAAGGTCATTCGCGCGCGATCGTGATTACCGCGAATTGCTTTTTCGAGGCCGTAAATTATTAAATCTTTAGACGGGCTTTTTGAACTAATGGTGATACGAGCACCATTTTTTAGATGTACAGTGAACCCCTGCTCGGCACTTTCCACTGCTTCTCGAATCAGCATTTCCTGTTCCCAAGATGTTTTTTCTTCGGTGAACATGGCGTACTCCGATGATCAGTTAAAGCGAGGGGGCTCCAGCCGCCAGGAGGCTCTAGCTCCCAGTTTCAGGTGTTCCAGGATCTCCGGTGTAACCTCTACGGTTACCTCCTGCGGTTGAACAAACTTCATAGCCTTCTTCAGTTGCTCAGCGTCCAGAGATAGCAGGTCGTATGGTTTAGGGATATCACCATCGGTGACGGAAATAATGATGTTGCGGAGTTCTTCAAGAGTGCATTCATCATTCTCGCCTTGAAGCATCGCGAAATGATAGAGGTGGGATACGCCGTGGCGTAAAAGCTGGAGAGAGTAATCATGATTCCATTCCAGAAACTCTTTATTGAAATGGAAGCATTGTAAAAGCGAGTTAATTTTTTCTGCATATTCGAGTTTCATTTTCGCCCCAGAGATTAAAAAGCAATGAAGTGCTTTTTACTCATGATTCTGTCAATCGTTCGACATGCTTCTGATAAAGCAAAGTCGATGCCGTAATAATGGCCTGTGTGCGTAATTTGATAGCGCTGGCGGCTGTACGGTTTTTTGCGTGGGAGTTTCAGAATAGTAAAACCACAGTAGAGGCTGGTTTTGCTATTGAGCTGTGATACTGATCCGCGGCTACCGTTCTTCATATTTCCTCTCCTGAAACCGGCTATCGACCTGGCTCACCGAGACCAAGCCACATCAACCACCCTTCCCTGATCTCCTTTGGACGACTTTCGTAGGCCAGTTTCATGCCGTTGTTCCAGGCTGGAAGGTAAACCCAGTACTCGCCCGCACGGCCAGAAGTAGACTGGGGATCGGTCATCTCGATTACAGGAAGCTTCCCTTTTTCAATCATGCCCTTCACCGCAGCAGGGGTTTTCCCGATGAGTCTGGCGAACTCCTGATAAGGCACAGCATCCGTGCTACTTACAAGCTGTTTGCTCATCTGTTACATTCTCCTTTTGGGTAATTAATTGCTCTTAATTGTATTTAATTGCCTATCTTTGCAAATTCCTTATTCGGAAATTATTTCCTTATAAGAGAATAATCATCTTATGGAGGACTCATGTCAACCCCAGTTCATGAAAAAATCAAGCTCATTAGGGAATCCGAAAGGCTAAACAGGAAAGAAATCAGTCAATTAACTGGCATTGCTTATGGTTCATTTTGTGGCTATGAAGCGGGTGATAAGAAACCAGGCGTTGAAGCGATAATGAGACTGCTACAACACCCCAAATTCATGAAATACACACTGTGGTTTATGACCGATCAGGTTTCGCCTGAAGCCGGTCAAATCGCACCGGCCCTCGCACACTTTGGGCAAGACTTAACAACCTCGCAGCACTCAGACCAAAAGACTGGTTAACAATTAACCAGTCCTACATACATTTCAAATGTCTATTATTGGTCGAAAAGTATTCATCACATAATTGCAACGCGTTGAGGCCGAAAGGCAAACGCACCCATCGGAGGGTTTTCTTATGACTATTAAGAAACTCGATGATGGTCGATATGAAGTGGACATCAGGCCTGCTGGTCGCAATGGAAAGCGTATCCGCAGGAAGTTTGATAAGAAAAGTGAAGCGGTAGCTTTCGAGAAGCATACCCAGTTCAACCACCACACCAAAGAATGGTTATCAAAACCGACGGATAAGCGGCATCTGTCTGAACTGATACAGCTTTGGTGGAATTTGAAAGGCAAGCATGAGGAGCACGGTCGGATAAACCGCAACAAGTTAGATATTTTTTGCAGGATTACCGACGATCCTTGTGCTTTTCAGATTACAAAAGCGCTGATTAGTCAGTATTACGCGGCAAGAAGAAGCCAGGGCATTAAAGCTTCCACCATTAACCGTGATCTCAACAGCATCAGTGGCATGTTCACAGCGCTTATCGAGGCCGAGTTGTTTTCGGGTGAACATCCGATCAGAGGGCGGAAGAAGTTGAAAGAAGATGTCCCAGAAACTGGCTATCTGACAGAGGACGAAATCAAGCACTTGCTCTTTAAACTGGATGGCGACAACAAGAAGATAGCTGTTCTGTGTTTAAGTACTGGTGCTCGCTGGGGCGAAGCGGCTCGACTCAAGGCGGAACACATCATACAGAACCGTGTGACGTTCGTTAAAACCAAGAGTAACAAGCAGCGGACTGTTCCAGTTTCAGCGGAAGTGGCAAAACTCATAGCGGATGGTAAACGAGGGTTGTTATTTGGTAAGGCGTCTTATTCTGACTTCAGGCAGATACTCAGGGAAGTAAAACCTGATCTTCCGACCGGCCAGGCGACGCATGCACTACGCCACAGTTTCGCGACGCACTTTATGATTAATGGAGGAAGCATCATTACATTACAGAGGATCCTAGGACATGCGCGAATTGAGCAAACTATGGCCTACGCTCACTTTGCGCCCGAATACCTCCAGGACGCAATCTCACTTAACCCGCTGAGAGGTGGTGCTGATGTGCGAAATGTCCACATAATGTCCACAGATGGGTAATGTGTTATAGCTTTCAACGGTCTTGCGTGCCGCGCAACCCCGCATTGCACCGTTGAAAGCCGTAGTATCTGGGGTGGCTAACGCACCCGACGGGGCTTTTTTTCCCACCGCGTGGACAAGTATTCCCCAGACAGATGTGATAAATTTAAAAATATCACTGTTTATTTGACGCTGATGTCCGTTTGCAGCCCAATATGCTGGGGTGACGTTTGGCGTGCTGGAGCTGTATTATTCATGTCAGATTTTATTCTTGCCCGGGTGTCGCAAACCCTCGCTGCGGAACAGTCCCTGGAAACCCTGGTGCGCCAGCTGCTGGAGATGCTGGAGGCGGTGACGCGAATGGAGTCCACCTACCTCACCCGCATTGATACCAACGCCCAGCGGCAGCAGATCATGTTCGCCCACAACAGCAGCGAAATGCAGATCCCGGAAGGATTTTCCGTCCCCTGGGATGAATCCCTCTGCAAACGCGCCCTTGAGGATCAGTGTACGTTTAGCAATGACGTTGCCAACCGCTGGCACTCCTGCATCGCCGCCCAGGAGCTGGGAATCGCTACTTTTTTAAGCATTCCCGTCCGCCTGGCCGACGGCTCTCTGTTCGGCACCCTCTGCGCCACCAGCCGGCAACAACAGCCTTATAACCTCGAAGGCGAACAGGTCATGGGCCTGTTTGCGAAGCTCATTTCCCACTACGTGGAAAAAGACACCCTGGTGCAACAGCTGCAGGCGGCAAACGTCGCGCTGGAGCTGCACTCGTCTACCGATGAGCTCACCCAGCTTCCCAATCGCCGCGCGCTGTTTAAGCAGCTGGCGTTACGCTTTGCCTCCGCCCGCGCCCAGCAGCAGCAGGTCTCGCTTATTTTTATCGATCTCGATGGTTTCAAAGCCATTAACGATCGGTTCGGCCATCCGTGCGGCGACAGCTTTCTGGTGCAGGTCGGCAAACGACTCACCGCTGTCGCGCGCCGGGAAGATCTCGTTGGCCGCCTTGGCGGCGATGAGTTTTTGATCGTCGGTAGCGCCCAGCAGCCTGCCGCACAGCAGGCGTATGTCACGTCTCTGCGTCAGGCTCTGTGCGGCGTCTACTTCCTCGGCGAACAGCGTATCGACTATGAGGGCGCTAGCTTCGGGGTGGTCACCTGCGATCCGCAGAGTATCGATGTTGAAGCGGCCTTACGCGCTGCCGATGAGGCGATGTACCAGGATAAGAAGTCCCGCCGCCAGGAGAATTTCATTCATATTGACTAA